TCTGTTACTGCGGCTAAATTATCTACAGCAGGTATCTCATCAGGACAAGTATTTAAAGTAAATGATGCAGGTAACGGTTGGGAGCTAGGTAATGCTTCTTCAGCAGAAGTATATGGCTTTGAAAGATACTATGACCCATCAACTATACACATTACAGTTACAGATAGTGGTGGTAAATATTTTATAGATGGTGTCCAACAAAAAACATTAGAATTATATGAAGGAAATACTTATGTATTTACACACCCTTCAGCTCACCCATTAAGATTTTCTACAGATAGTGGAAATACAAGTGCATACACAACAGGAGTAACTGTAAACTCTAGCACACAAGTTACTATTGTTGTAGCAGCAGGAGCTCCTACATTATATTACTATTGTTCATCTCACGCAGGTATGGGTGGACAAGCAAATACACCTGCACCTGTAAATAATAATTTACAAGTAACAACAACTAATCAAGGACAAGACGATATTTCTGCAACTACATATGCAGGATTTGATGATGTAATATTTGCAGCATCTGGATTTACATTCTCATTAAGTAATGGGGACTTAATTGCAACAGTATAATGTGCGTATTAAGAATTTTAATATAATATATAAAAAGGAGATATATGGCTACAATTAACATAGGTAATCTGGCATTTACACATAAAGGTGACTATGCATCTGGAACTGCATACGTTAAAAATGATGTAGTTTACTATTCAACAAATGGTAACGCTTACATAGCTAAACAAGCTACAACAGGTAATGCACCAACAAATGCAACTTATTGGAATCAATTTGCACAAGGTTCTGGTGGTATATGGAATGCTGGTTTATCTTTAGGTTCTGCCTCACAAAAATTACGAGTTAATTCTAGTGGTAATGCTTTAGAATTTTTTACAGAACCAGCAGTTACATCTGATTTTGTAAAAGTATTAGATGGTACTTTTTCTGGTAGTAATTTAATATTTGATAATTTAGACACGTCTACTTACAAAACATTTAAATTCAATTTAAGTAGAATAGCAGGTACAACTGGCAATGACCCAACGCTTTACACTAGATTTAGATACGACAATAGTGGCTCACAAGCTAGTATCAGTTCGAGTTCCTACGTATACAGAGTTCACGGAAAATATAATTACGCAAGTGCAGGAGATACTGGAGAAAGTTCTAGTACATCAACACAAACAGCAGGTAGATGGTCCTGGGCGATAAGTACAGATAGTGGTAGTTCAGAAAAAACTTCTTATGCTTATTTACAATGTACAGATATGGGTGCAACAGACCATTTCAAACACATTGAATGTAGACATGGGGGTTCTTACCGAAATGCGAGTAATGAATATGGATTTTTCTTAAATGGTTTTGTCACTTGTAGAAATACAAGTCAAGCTATGAATGGTTTAGAAATTTATGGTGCTTATAACTGGCAATGTGAATATCAAGTTTATGGACTTAAATAGGAGTAAATTAATATGAAAAAAATAATAAATGCACAAACTGGTGAAATTAAAGAAGAAGAATTAACTGCTGATGAATTAGCAGAAAGAGAAAATACTATTGCTTCTGAAGAAACTGAAAGACAACAAATGATAGCAGATAAAGAAGCTAAAGATAATCTTAAAGCTAGTGCCAAAGCTAAACTTATAGCTGGAGAAAAACTTACCGAAGAAGAAGCTAACGTACTTGTAGGAGTTTAATCCTATGACTAAAGCTAGAGATCTTGCAAACTTAATAAGTGGTGGATTTACAGAAGCAGATATACCAAACTTATCTGCATCTAAAATTACATCTGGTACTTTTGCAGATGCTAGAATAGCAGCATCTAATGTTTCTCAACACGCAACTTCTTTTGATGATAATAAAATTGTCAATGATATTTCTACATTAGGATTAAGAGTACACACTCAAGAAAATCTAAATGCATCTAATACTAATTCTGCATCTTTTGATGTTTTTCAAGATAGTTCAGCTATTTCTAATTTAACAAATACAGTTAGAGATACATTTGGAGAATTTGTTAGTTCTGGAACTGTATCATACGCATCACCATCAACAACTACTGATGATTTAATTGTTTTAGATAGTTATGGTCATAGTGACGAGGAAGATAATTTTGTAGATTTATCAACTGGTGGAGAAGGAGAAACTTCAATTAGTCATGCAGGAGTGATTAAGTATGATAATGGAGCAAGTTTAACTGGACCAAGTGTATCAATTTATTCAGGGGGTGCCTCAGGTGATTATATATACAATTCAACTTCAAACACACCATCAACTAATAGATTTCAAACACTTCCATCTTTAACTAATTACACAATAGAAATGTGGGTGTATCCTTTAAGTTCAGTTAATTATTCAACTAATGGTGATAGTTTATTAGATGTTGGTCAAATTTTACAATTTGAATTTGAAAATCCAACAGAAAAATTAAAAATTTATAATGCAGGTAATTCAGGTGTTCACGCAGATTTAGGAACATTAACAAAAGATGCTTGGAACCATGTTGCTTATGTTAAACAAGGTTCAACATTTTATGCTTATAAAGATGGTGTTCAAATGGGTACTGGAACAGCTTACTCATCAAATTTTACAGATAGTTATTGGCGACTTATGTATCACAGAAGCGCAACAAATAGAAACTATAACGGATATGTAGATTTATTTAGAATAACAAAAAGAGCAGTTTATCCAGATGGCACAACTTTTACACCAACTAATGAATGGAATTATTCGTCAGTATCAACAAGTGCAACTGGCTCATTTACTGGCAACAATATTACAGCAGCATCATCAACTAACAAAATGGGTGCAGTAATTACTTATCAAGACAATGGCTCATCAAATAATGTATTAAACACAGATATAGTTTTACAATTATCAGCAGATGGTGGTTCAAATTATTCTACTGCTACACTTACAGCTTTACCTGATTTTGCTACTGGTATTAAGATGGCAAAAGTTAATGACTTATCTGTTACTGCTGGAACAAGTATAAATTATAAAATATCTTTTGCTAATCAAGCTAGTGGAAGTAAAGAAGCTAGAATAAGAGGAGTTAGTTTACAATACTAATTTTATGTTATGGTTAGAAAAAGAAAAGTTACACCAAAAGAATATACAGAATATGCAACAGGTGTAAGACTTTCAGCTCACGAAAAACTTTGTGCTGAAAGAATGAATAGATTAATTAAAAGCATAGAAAATTTACGTAAAGACGTTAACGATTTAAAAGACAATGTATCACGAGGGAAAGGCATAGTAGCAGCGTTAGTATTTTTAGGAAGTATTGCAGCTGCTGTTATTGGTGTCCTTTCCTGGAAATGAAATTTGCACTTACAATTTGGCTTTGTAGCTTTTTAGATGGTACTTGCAGCCCCCCTATATCATTTGATAATATTTATAACACGTGGGACGAGTGCGTTGTAGCAGCTCATACATTTAGTATAGAACTACAAAACACAAATCCAGGTAGTAATCAATATAGATTAGCTACTAAGTTTATGTGTAAAGAAATAAATGATATTTAAAGGACATAAAATAATTGTTATAGGCGATACACACGACTCTCCTAAAATAAAACAAGATCGTTTTATTTGGATAGGTAAATACATAAAAGAATCAAAACCAGATTATATTATACAAATAGGTGACTGGGCTTCATTTGATAGTCTTAGTTATTTTCAAAAAAATTCTACACAAGCTGGTAAATTAAAAGATGCTTATATGGTTGATATAGAATCTATGCGTAGATCTATAGATCTTTTAGATAAACATATAAATAATGATAGAATACCAAGACACGTTACCTTTGGTAATCACGAACAACGTGTATTTAAATTTGAAGAACAAATACCAGAAATACAAGGTATGATGAAAAAAGAACTTTATGATTCTTTTGATACACGTGGTTGGAAACATTCTCCATATGGAGCTTTTAAAAATATAGCTGGTGTATCATTTACACATTGTCCACTTAATATTATGGGTAAGGAATATGGTGGTAAAAATTGTGAAATACAAATAGCAAATGATGCTACTAATGATATAGTTTTTGGACACACACATAAATTTAGAGATTGGAAAGCTCCTAAAATTGGTGATAAAAATTTTGTAAGAGTAGTCAATGTAGGTTGTGCGTTGCCTTTTAATCATGTTGAGGAATATGCTAAGTTAAATTTAACTGGCTGGTCTTGGGGTATAGTTGAACTCGGTATCTGGGACAACCATATACAAGAAAGTCAGTTTATATCAATGGATAGATTGGAGAAACAATATGGATAATTTTATAACAAGTGCAGATCAATGGGACTCTAGTAAACATTCTAATTTTACAGCTGATGAATTTAAATGCCAAGGATCTGGTGAATTAAAAATATCATCTGTAGTATTAGATTTTGTACAAGCTTATAGAAATGAAATAGGTGAAGGTGTAAGTATTACGTCTGGTTATAGATCACCAGAACATAATAATTCGGTATCATCAACAGGACTTGATGGACCACATACTACAGGTCTAGCTGTAGATATATCTACTAATACACAATCACAATATAAGCTTTTAAACTTTGCATTAAATTATGAACCAAAACCTACAGGTATTGGTATTGCAAAAACTTTTACTCATCTTGATTGGTTAACACCAGATGTAAGTCAGAAGTATGTAGTAAGACCTAACGTATGGAAGTATTAATATGTGGTTTAGTTTATTATCGACTGGCGTAAAAACTGCGGCAGCAATATATAAAAATAAAAAAGAAGCTCAGCAATTAGAATCTGTTGCAGAAAAAAATCATATGGCACGTATGGCAGCAGGTGAAATAGAATATAAAAAAGCTGTTATGTCAAATAATCAGCAGGGCTGGAAAGACGAGCTAGTTTTGGTAATTGTAGTTTTGCCAATCGTAGTTTTAGCTTGGGCTGTATTTAGTGGAGATCCACAAGCTAAAGAAAAATTAGATTTGTTTTTTGAATATTTTAATAATTTTCCAGAATTTTATAAATGGCTTGTACTCGGTATCTTCGGATCAATTTATGGACTAAAGCCTGGAATGGATCTATTTAAAAGAAAATGAAAGTAAGCGAGAACACTTCTATCTCAATGCCAATAAGAAATATGTTGGCTATTGTAGCTGCGGTAGCAATAGGTGTATGGGCATACTTTGGTGTTATTGAAAGACTAAATAAATTAGAAACGTCTGATACTTTGTTTCAAGCTGATCTACTTAAAAAAGCAGAACAAGAACCAAAGAATCTAGAAATGTATATGTTGATAGAACATTTAGCTTCTCAAATAGAATCTATTGAAAAAGAAATAGAAGCTAGTAGATATAACAAAGTTAATATAGATCATCTTAAAGAACAAGTAGATCTATTACAAAAAAAAATAAATGGGACTCATTGATGGAAACAATTATAGCTTTATTAATGTTTGTAGGTGTAGATCAAAAACTTGTAGAAATGACATGGACTCCTTCAATTTCTAAATGTTTAGAAAAAAAAAGAATAGCTACTCGTAACTCAAATGCGGTATATATGTGTTCTAAAGTTAAAGCAGAGCTTAGTGCAGATAATAAGATTCTTCGTATAGAAAAACTTAAATGAAAAAAAAAACTTGGTCTAGAAAAAACATTGTAACAAATGTTGGTCCTTGTAAATATTGTAATGTAATGATTTCTAATACAGATAGCTTTGTGGTCTTTGCAACTAAAGAACCAGCACATTATCAATGTATGAAGCTAGAAGACGAAAAACAGCAAAAAGACCCTAGACACAACCAAGATTAGTATTTTAAAGCTCCATATATCAACGTAGAGGGCTATCCAAGCAGAAATGCGGTATCAGTGTACCCCCTAAATTAAGCTATGCTGTACGTAGCTCTAATTAAGCTTATTGCCATTTTCTTTAAATTCATCACTTTCTAGCTCAGCTAGTGTGCCTTGTAGTAAATCTATGGCAAATTTACGACTAGACCACAATGATGACACATTAAGAATATGAGATGCTAGAGCTACTAATACTGCATCTACTCTAGATCCTCTAATAAGATCTGTAGTTACAGAAGCTTCTATATTATCGTATGATGATATGACTTCTTCAGAAGGAAGTTCTCTTTCCTTAAAAATTTTTCTAAGCTCTAGATATAATTTCATACCCTAGACCTTATATGAATTTCGGAAGCGAACACCTCACATAAAAAAATTAATAGCAGGATATACCATTAATGCAATTAACAAACCCATGCAGTGCCTTGCGTGCCTTTACTGCTTCACGATCGTCTAGGCGGAGGGTGATATATCCAGCAATTAACTGTAGGCGAACAAGCCGCCTACAGCGTACAACATTAGATGTTTACAAATCAAACAAAGTAATCAACTTTATTTGTTAACCTACTTATTACCATTGGAAATCCCTTGGTGTTAGGTGAGGTCATTAACCTATTAAAATTGATTGTCGAAATCACCATCTGCATCACCAGTAGATACTGACTTAGCAGCAGGTTTATCACCAACCATCTTAATTTGTCCTGTGAATCTAGGTATTACTACCTCAGTCACAATTCTGTTTTGACCATTGGAATCTTTATATTGTCGAGTTTCTAATTCACCCTCAACATATAACTGAGTTCCTGTCTTTGCATACTTTTCCATATTTTCTGCAAGACGTGGATCAAATACTACAATTTTATGCCACGTAGTTTTTTCTGTCATAGATCCATCTTTAGTCTTAAACTTTTTGTTTGTAGCTAAAGATAAATTAGCAAACTTGTCACCAGACTTAGTTTGTTTAATTTCTGGATCTGCTCCCAGTCGTCCCACTAGCATTACTTTGTTTATCATTTTTCAACTCCTTTACGTTTACTACTTTGATATTTACAGGTGTTTCAAACTTCTTAGTCATTTCTTCAACATATTTATTGTTGTCGAACAAACCAAGAAACACATCTGCTGATACACCAAGATGACTAAATGCTTTTGTCATTGCATCTGTCATAGCTTTCTTTGGTGCTTCATCATCTAGTCCACCATTCTTTTTGTACAATGCTTGTACTGATGATACTGGACCAAACTCGTGCCAACCTTTATCAAAGTATTTTACTAATACTTCTGCAAATACATTTTTATCTGTATATGTATAATTGACATTGTATGTCCAACCTTTGCCTACTGGACCAAATATACCAGTCATAACTTGTATCTGATACATTGGATCTATCGTAGTCAATGTCTTGCCACCAAACTTTGAAAATGGCTTTGTATATTTAGGATTAGTATGCTTTACTTGATCCCATATACTAAAGTTTGATTCTTTGCCGCTTCTCATATTATACTCCTTTATTTGTTAACATATCATTGATATGAGCTTTGCTTATTACATAAACATAAGCAGATCTCTTACTAGCATTTTGACGTTTATCTTTACGTTCTATCTTACCTTGCTTATATAATTCTGTTACTCTAGGTCTAACTGTAAATGGACTTAGAGCTAATAGTTCTGCAACTTCATCTGATGTAGCTCCAAAGTTACCTTTGTTTACTATTACATCATATACTTTTGCTCTTATAGTATCAGCTCCTGCTTTTATTAATTCAGCAGCTTCTATTGAAGTTTCGTTATTCTGATGCCCTGGTGAGTAAGGGTATGATTTCTCGTCCATTGTTAAACTCCTGTAATTTACTATCAAAATTCTTGAACTCAACATAATCTGGTGGTGGTTGTTTTGTTTGTACTAAATGCCAAAACAATACCTCAGCAGATTCTAATTCGTTTTGAAACTTTTTGTCTGGAAGCACTTCTACAATACCATACTTCATATTACCAAATATGATTGATAAATAAATTTTACTAGCACCATATATCATAAGATAGTGCTGCAATTGAGCTTTGTACTTTTCAGCTGTCTTTACTTCATTGGTAAATGCATTTGTATGTTTACATTCTAGTAATGCTTTTGGTTCACTAAGTACACCATCAATATTACAATACATAAAAGGATATTTTCTAGAAAAGATTTGTATTTGTCTACCAACTACTTCAATACCTGTTTGTCTTGTAAACCAATCAATATTGAAATCTTCGGTATGTATTCCCATCTGTACAGGTAATACATCAGATAAATCATCTGGTTCTTTTTCTCCTATCTTTTCTAAATATAAATCGTGCCAATCACCATTGTATAGTCTAGTAGCATCACTACCACCTATACCTTGTTTTCTATCAAACTTTTCTTTCATATAATATTTTTATCTTTCCATCATTTATATAATAGCCACTAACCTTTTTTGATTTGTCTATATATGTTTCTAAAACTGAGTCCCAAACGTGTTGCTCTTTTTTGTTTAATTTTTTCCCACTTTTGTTTCTCTTGTTCATTATGTTTCCTTCTTAGTTTATCTAACTTATCTAATGTTTTTTGATCAATTTTATTATCTAATAACTTCCTAGCAAATTCATTGTATATGTTTTCATCATACTCTATTGTACGATAAAATTTTAACAATGACATTCTCCATATTTGATTTCTAACGTGATAGGGAGTTATATCTAATTCAATCTTCTTTCTTAGCTTCCTCATTTGTAAATGTATCTTTCTGCAATGAACTCAATGCTATTTCTAGTTTCTTTTGATTGGCTTTGAACTTATCTAGTATCGTTTTACTTTTTACTAGATAATGAATTGCATCAAGCAATTCCTCTATTGTTTCATCTACCCATTCATCAAAAGGTCGTTCACTTTCAGACATTGTTTTACCAAACTTAGTCATACCTTGCATATGACGCTTGATAATTAAATCAATGACTTCATTTACAATAGGATCTTCTGTGATCTCGTGAGCTTTGAACTCTGGATTAACTGCCATTATTTTTCTCCTTTAACATTATTTCTGCACCTAGTGCTTCTGCCCAACAACAGAATAACCAGCCACTTGGTTTTCTTATACCACACTCCCATTTAGACACAAGACCCTTGGCTACACCAAGTATCTCGTCCATTTCTAATTGGGATATCTTCCTTTTCTTTCGCAGCTGTACAAACTGCGGTATCACTTGATTGTGAAATTGTGTTCCTAATGCCTTATTTGACATACTACCAGATATATACATATTTCGGTTGCAGTCAACAATATATGGTGGACTATAGACTACAGCCACTTGCTTGTTCTGGATCAGATCCCCTGATT